ATGCTGGGCATCGCCAATCCCCTGCAGATGAATGAAAGTATGCCCAGCAAAGAAGCGCAAACCCAGGCACCCGCGACCGCCGCTGACATCGAACGCTCGATCCAGGCCCTGAACAAAATGGCGGAACGTTTATGGGGCGATGGCCGAGAGTCAGAAGCAAAGGCACTTCTGGATGCACTGGATGCATTGAACCGGGCGCTGGACCGGATCAGGATTGGTGAGAGCCGTAGGGTTCTGCATTGAGGCGTGGCTTTTTGGCTGGGCACAGCATAGTCGTCCCGCAAAACTCACGCGCATGAAAAAGGCCAATGTCATTAACATTGGCCTAAGTCATTGAAATATATGGTCGGGACGGAGTGATTCGAACACTCGACCCCTAGCACCCCATGCTGGGGACTGTAGCGACATAAACTGTTGTTTTATATGAACAATAGCCTTTTTTAGTCATAACAAAACATCCGTTTTTTTGTGATTATGCAAACGGAAACACGCGGCCTCCAGGGGAGGTTTTGCGCACCATCTCCACAGCGTTCTGCCGAAAGAACAACTCCCCCTGCTACGCTGGTTTCGTCCACAGAGGAAACCAAAATGCCCAACTCCGACCTGCTCCCTTCCCTACTCTTCAAGATCAACGAAAACCAGCTCGCCCTCGAAGCCGCCATCATGGAACTGTCCAACTGGGTCGAGCAGCGCGGGTCGGCAGATGTCGCCGAGAACGTGCGCGGCGCACTCTGGATGATCGACAAAAACGAGGAGTTCATCAAGATGACCTTGGCCGTTTTGATGGCGCCAGAATGACCGTTATCGGCAGAAAGCCGCCGCCCGAAAAATCCGAATAAGGCGGCAGCAACCCGCGCCGTTAAATCTCCCCGCCAGCCTGCACTTCGATTTTAGTAATTCCAACCAGGCTGGCCTGCTCTAGGATCTCTCCAGCAGTCGAATCGGCTGTCGGCATGATCAAACTATTCTCGCCATCTCCAAAATGTAGCTCGAGCAGATGCATAGCGGCATCTTGAACTGCGAGCTCAGATTGGTTCAGCTCAATCTCTTGTGTACGAGGCTCGCCATTGAACAGGTATTGGATCGTGTAATTGCGCATGAGTTGCCCTCGATGAGTGGATACCTACAATTAACCTGACTCATAGGTCAGCTTTTAGTTCAAGTAGACGACTGACGCGCAACTCGTCGCCTTACCCTCGCTCACCTACAAAGGCTCGATTACTGTACATGCATACAGCATATGTACAGCGAATCTCCCTCAATGAATTTCAACCAAGCCAAATCTCTCCGGCTCCAGCGATGGCGCGCAACTCTCGACGACCAGGACTTTCGACTGCAAAACCCCGAGGGGCACCGGGAAACGCTTCATCAAATGGCTGCCTCATTGCATACAGAGGGACTCATCGATCAGCTTGAGCGCTTCGACATGAACGAGATGGCAGATGCCGCCTACTGGCACGCCGTGGAGGAGCTGCAGAACTCATCGGGACATTACCGCGGAGCATCGACCTATGACGTCGTGCAGGTCGACAACGGGAAATTGCTGGGCACGATCAGCCGCTCGATCTTTAACTTCTCAAACACCGAGCCGGGCATCGCATCGTCTTCCTATGACGGCAAGGTTTACTCTGGCCCAGAGGGGATACGCCTGAATCTGGGACTTTCCCGGAATGTCGGCACGATCACGGGGCTGAATTTGGAGATGCACGGACGACGGTACCAATTGATCGAGACGCAACGGATGATCCGCGGCGTTTGCCACAACCCTATTGACGACCCAGATGCGTACCGAGCGCTGGTAGATGCGGCTCAGATTGCCCAAGAGGATCGAGATCTGCGCTTTTTTGAAAAGGTGCGCCCTCACATCGAGTCGGCCGCATTCTGCATCTGCCCGGCCTGCCTCGATCGCTTTGATGCGCGTGATGACTGCCCAACCTGCACCGGAAAAGGATTTGTGACGAAACCGGCGCCAGCGGGTCTACGCTGAAAGCTCACGCGAGGATCTGGCAATGTGCGGACGACTCTCCCAGTACAGCGGCATTCACGATTTCGTGGCAGCGCTCAGCATGCCCAACGCCCTGGTCAACTCGACCGGCGAGCAACCGCTCGAGCGCTACAACGCCGCGCCGACTGCTCAACTCGCCCTCTTCCACCAGGAAGGTCAATTCCTTCACGCCGACATGGTCCGCTGGGGATGGCGCCCACACTGGGCCAAGGATCACGCTGCACCGATCAATGCTCGAGTAGAGAAAGTCGCCCACGGCCCGTTCTTTCGCGCGATCTGGCCGCACCGAGCGATCATCGCGATCAATAACTGGTTCGAGTGGGTCGACGAAGGCGGGCCGAAGAAGCAGCCGTACCTGATCAGGCACCAGGACCAATCGCCGATCCTGTGTGCCGCCATTGGCCAATACCCGAATGAGGAACACGGCCCCGGCGAGCATGACGGTTTCGTGATAATCACCGCGGATAGCGCCGGCGGCATGGTCGACATCCATGATCGGAGGCCGGTGGCACTCCCACCTGAATTGGCTAGGGAGTGGTTGGACCCGGCAACACCGAAAGAGCGCGCCGAACAGATGGTGCTGCATCAGGGCGAACCGACAGAGGTGTTCGAGTGGTTCAGGGTTGACCGGGCCGTAGGGAATGTCCGGAATCAGGGCCCGGATCTGATAAAGCCCGTCGATTGATCAACTGTGCGTCAGCGTTTTCAGCCGCTCCACCAAGGCGGCTTCGAAAATGATGTACAGCCTTTCCGCATCGCCGGCGCGCAAAGCCCCGCCGGTTTCCAGTCCAAGCACGAAGCCATCAGCCCGTGCTCCCGCCTTCACCGCGATGATCATCGAATCTGCCCGAACGATTTGCGCCAGCAACCGATCCGCCTCTCGTTTCTGCTTATCGCTCAGCACCACGCCTTCCACATCAGCCACCTATTACCTTCACTACGACATCCAATAAATGACAGAAAGAACGACTGAAACCCAGATAATCGTCATCACAATTGAGTAGCCAGCCAGTTGCTTGTCCATGTGCCCACATCATCCAGATCGAACATAAATGATGGTTTACCGGTGCTCACCTCGCAACAATAGCTCCGAGCCATCACTCAGCGTACGGACGTAGGCTTGACATGCCTGCAGCGCGATCAGCCCCCGGTCGCCTTCGTCGGTGATGGCGATAATTCGTTGAGCATGCGCTGGGTCAAGTCGGGCGCGTACGGCTGCATGATCCACGCCGCCGGTGCCGGCGGTGGCTGGCACCCCGCAGCCTTTGGCAGCGTCGGTTGCGTCGAGGAGGACTGACAGCCGCAGATCAGAAGTGGCAAGGCGATCGCGCAGGCGATCTTGGTTCTTTTGAGCATCGGTCATTTTCCTGAAGTGGGTTTGCTCGCTGTCCGCCAGCTGCTGCTCGAGCGCCAGACGTTTGTCCTGCTCGGCCTGCTGCGCGGTCGCCGCGGCCTGAGTCAGTTGATTGAGGGTTTCGGCGTTCTGCTGGGCTTGCTCGGCCAACTGCTGGCCGTAGCGCCAATCCTGAAACTGCCAAGCGCTGCCGGCGCCGATCAGCACCAGCGCCAGCGCGCCAACCGCTTTCCACGAAACGACCATCACGGCACGTCCTTGAAGAAGACGTGCCCGCCCAACTTGAGCGTTTGTTTGGCCTTCGCCGCCCAAGCCGGCGCCTTGATGCTGGTGGCGTAGTAGTGCGTGGCGCCGCCAGTGGGATCAGGCACCTTGCCGTCGATCACCTGGTCAGCGGCAATCCGACATTGCGCCAGCTCGCGGAACGGGATTTCCTTCACACCGATCAGAAACTGATAGTTCGGGTCGGTCTTGTTCCAGCAGCTGAACTGGTACGGTTTCTGGCACACGCCGACGTAGCCCTCGCCCCACCACGAATTGGTCTTGCCATCAAACACGCGGTTGCGGATTGTCCAGGCAACGGCGATCTGGCCGGCCGTACCTTCGCCGCGCGCCTCGCCCCACAGCGTGCGGGCGAGGATGTCGCGATCTTTTTCGGTTACAGGCATCACTTTTCTCCAGGCAAAAAAATACCCGCTCAAGGGGCGGGTTCTTTGGTTAGCAGATTATTAGGGCCGAACAGGCCGATGATCTGACGAGGGGAAGTTCTCGGCCCCATCTTTCCAATTACGAACTTTGGTGCGGTACTGCAGCCACTGCACGCGGGTACCGGGCAATGCGCCCGTGTTTTCACCTGTTGCCTCGGCCTCCTCAAGAGCCATCAGCTGATTCGCGATCACATCAATTTCCGTCTGTTGCCATGCTGCTTCGACTGAAACCTGCTCTCGGTGCATCGCCGCGTCCGCTTGAAGATCAACGGCCCACTGTGGGATGTCCTCATAAAGAGTTTCATCCGCGTCCAGAGGGATTTCGCTGTCCACAAACCGCCAGGTGCCGTCTTCTCGGATTGCCCACATAGATTCACCGCTCATTTAAAAACCCGCAAACATCAATGACGACAGAGCCACCGCTCAGCACGGCGTATCCCATGCGCTGCGTTGCATCCAGTGGAAACGCGAGGCCGGCAGATACCGCTGTCGCTGTTTGCTGGCGAATCGGCTGCCCAAGCAAAGACGCGTGATAAAGCAGTGCCGGAGTAGTGTTTGGACTGACGTTGATAAGGGCGGTAAAGCTGACAGGAGGCACGACCGGGCTGAGAGCAAATGCAATTGGCGTCGTTTGCACCCCACCATTAAGTACCCGGAACGGGACGACGTTTGTCGCACTCAGCCAATAAACAAAATTCGTCGCGTCGTGCTGAAACTGGAGAATTTGCCCGGACGAATTGGTTTTTACTGCGCCCAGATAACGCCTGCTTGCGTCACCAGATTTGGTTCGCGCTGTGCCGCTGTAGGTGGCCGAAGGTGCCGTTGCGGCGATCTCTACGGACGGCGTGCCGGCGCTGTCGAAAAGGTACGCGTAGAACCAGGTGTTCGCTGCAAGCGACAATCCTGAAACGGTGATAGGGGAGCTGACCTGCAGTGTTTTCCCTGTGCCAGAAATGAATGCGGATCCACTACCTACGGATACCGAGTTACTGCTCCCCCAGCTCAGATAGAGCCCTTCAATAAATCCCGGTGAAACGCCGCCTTGAGATACTGAAATGGCCTTGGTCAGAGCGTTGAGCTCAGTAATGTCCGAGTTCTGTCCACTTTTCGCAGCAACGAGTGTCCCCCTAGCGGCTGAAGCGCTGGCATCGTCCACCAGGGTCTTCATGAAATCTGAAAAACCCAAACCGGTAAGCGCTTCCCCTGAATTAGTGCCACCGGTACCGCCTTTTGTGACGGGCAGAACCTCATAGTTACCAGTCGTGCCCAATGCTGCGAGCTTGGTGCCGAACTGATTGACCAAGGCTCGCAGGGCGTCGGCCGAATCTTTGACGTAGCCCTGCATCGGCGCCAGCGCGTAGGTCCCGGAGGCGTTAGTCGCGCCCTGATAGGGTGGCGCAATCGACAGCGCGGTGTCACTCGCGATGTTTGTCACTTCGTACCAGCCACCGTCAGGACCGCGAAAAGCATCGCCGACCCGGCTATTGGCAATAAATGCCGTGCCTGCGCCTATTACAGCGTTGGAATTTTGGACGACAGAAACCGTCCCGGCTTTGTACCAGGGCATCGAATATCTCCGGAATTTATTGTGAATCAGGCCAGCAATTTGGCGCAGAGAAAGGGCCGGTGGCCCTGGTCGGTCCAAGCCGTGAAGGCAAGGCTGTACATCATGATGCGGCCGCCAGCGTAATCGACTCCAAGAGCGCAGCCGCCACCGGTACCGTCGTTGTGGCAGTTCATCGTGAAAGGATTGAGGGATACGTACTCACCTACCCCGAGGCTCTTGTTGATACCCCATAAGTATCGGCGCCCAACACTGAGCTGCTCGGTTCCGAGATATGTCCAGTTGCCGGCGGCGAAAGTTACGACCACCGCCGGAGCGCCACTGTCGTAAACGAGCGCGCCAGCGCCATCCCACAGACGCATCCCATAAGCAGCGGTGCCCATCGAAGCCCAGGCCGCCACGAAATACTGGCCGCTGAGTGTTTCATTCACCCGAGAGGCGTTCATGGCAAACCCCGTCCAGTTACCTGACCCTCCCGTGAACCATACCGAAATTGGAACCTGAATCGCACCGCCCTGATCAGGTCGAATGAACACCATTGGCGGGTCTTGGCTGGTTACCGCCCGGGCAAACGTTCCTGATGCAGTTGCCACACCGGAATAGGTGCCCTTGGTGAGAAGGCAAAGCCTGGGTGCCTCCGAGTCAATTTGAACAAACGAGTTGTCATTGATGCTCTGAAAGCCGTAACTCATGTCCCGTACCTGATTGCGTAGCCTTTGGCGACGATCCTCGTCTGAATTGTTGAAGCGCCGGCTGAAGGGTTTTTGGGCCGGACCACTACTTGCCCCACCGCCGTCGTCACGTATGGATAGGACTTTGCGTTGCCTGACCCATCTGTTTCAAATGACTGCACATCCTGAGCCCTCGTCGGGATGATCATGAACACGCAGTTGGCAGGGTTGAAGCCCGGAATGTTCAGCGTGTAGCTGGGCGTCGAGCCACTGAAGTCGATCACGCCCTGCCACAGCACTTGGTAGGTGAAGCTATTGGTGTCCATGGCGAGCTGACCGCTCTCGTCAAAAACACGCAGGCCAAATAAAGCCATTGATTACCCCAAATAGCCGAGACGGACCCGCAGCACGTTGTTTGCGTCGTAGACCGAGACGTTCAGCGAGTTGATGACCAGCCGCCCCTGTCCCGGGACAATGCCGTTGATTTCAAGCGTTCCGTCTTTATTGAGAATCCAGCCTTGCTGGCCGGCGATGTAGTTGGTTGAGCTGATGTAGCTGCCGATCTTGGCATTGGTGATGGTGCCGTCAGCGATGAACGCCGAATTCATGAACACCTGGCCACCCTGTACTGCGAACGGCACCGAGATAGCACCGCCAGCAATCGTATTGACGATGGCGAACCGATCAGCCGCGACGAGAAACTGGCTTTGCAATCCAGCACCAGTATTCTCGATGCCGAGGCCAATGCCAGCCGCGACGTACTGCCCATTCGCCGTGACCTGCATTTTCACCGACCACATCGTCGTCAACTTGCCGTTGGTATCAGCAAAGGCAGTGGAGGTCTCTTGAATGGCCGCAGAGTTGTTGCCAACCGACACGTTCAACTGCTCGATCTTCGTAGCGGTCGCCGAGGTGTTGGTAGCAACCACCTCAGTCAGTTCGGTGACGTTGGCGGCTACCTGAGTGATGTTGTCGGTGTTGGAGGTGATCTTCGCGTCGTAGGTCTTCAGCTCGCGGGCAGTAGCTTCTGTCTCCGACGCCCTGACCTTCGATTCCGCCGCAATGCTGGATGTACTGTTCCAGCCTTGCAGGGCGTCGGCAAGGTCTCCCTCCCCGCCGTCGTCTCTGGAAGATGCACGCAGCGCCTGAAATGCGGTTGCTTGAGCCGTGACTACGCCGTCGAGTTCCGTGATTTCGGTGGTGTTGGTCGCCACCTGCTGCGCAAGGCCGTTGGCGGTTTCCACCGTCTGGCCGACGTCAAGCCAGTAGGCAGAATTCGGTGGCGGTGTGTTATTCGGTACCGGGCCAGTCGCCTGATAGATGCGCTTGCCCTGCACCACCAGGTCGTACTCTTCGTAGGTATCGTCAGGGTTGTAACCTTTCAGCCCGTCGAGTGCATCGATCTGAGCCTGCAGACCCGGGATCTTATCGATCTCGTCGAGAATGTCCTGGCCCAACTCGGTGCGACCGATCTCGCCCGCGATCATTTCCAGAATCGCGGCAGCGTCAGCGCTCGACTGCCCCTGCACCCCCATGCCGATCGGGTACCACGGCCCGATGTTGCCGATTTTGTCGACGATCCGGCCCCAGAAGTAGAACGTCACGCCAGCGCGCAGGCCGAGCATGGAGAAGTCACTCTGCGGATAGGCCAAGTCTGTCAGCTTCGTGGTCGCATCAAGCTGCGTCGTGGGTCCATACCAGATCTCTGTCCGCTGGCTGTCCTCAGCGCCAGCAGGGAAGCCCCATTTCAGATAAATGCCGAACAGCAGCGGCGTGGCCGTCAGGTAGCTGAGTGCAGGCGGCAAGCCTTCCTTGCCTTTGAGGTTGGTCAGGATCGAGTTGCGCCATTGAGACGAGATGTCGAAGGCACTCACCGCACGGACCCGCGCCACGTAAGCACCGGCGTAGATGCCGACCACGTCAATGTTGGTCATGCCGGTTCGCTGCAGCTTGATCCAGTTGCCGCTGTCTTTGCGCCACTCCACGTCATAGCCGACGGCGCCGTCCACAGCAGGCCAACTGATGGTCATGGTGGCCACGGCCAAACCCTGCACCACCGACGACGTCGACGTGAGGGACACGCTGGCCGGCGCCGGAACCACGGTGATCGGGATCACGCTGATCGGCCGTTCTTCAAGACGAGCACCGGTGTCGATGTGCGCGAACTTGCTCGGCTCGAACTGCAGCGCACTGATTTCGAAGTCGCCCTCGGTGGTGCGCTTGGTGCGCAGCACGCGATACAGCGGGATCGCCAGATCATCGGCGTCGAGCGCCCATTGCAGTTGCGCGACTGGTGGCTCGCTGTAAGCGACAGTCACCGTCATCGCGCGGCCGTTGACGCTCTGCACGGTGCGCCCTTCGGCGCGGCCGCCCGGCAGGTTGATGATCAACCGATCACCGGCCTTGGCCTGGGTATCGCGATCGAGCGTCACCACGCGGCCAGCAGCTGACGAGATCCGGCCGCCGACTTCGCGGCCCGCGAGCAAAGAATCAGCCACCGGGATGATGTGCCCCGGCAGCGGAATCACGCCCTCCATGCCGGTTTTGAACGACACGGTGCGGTCTTGGTTGTTGCTCAAGATCGCCCACTTGCCGCGGCGCTGGGCCTCGGAGGCGCGGGTGCAGCCAATGGCACTCAGCTCGGTCGGCCGGTCGCCATAGCGGCGCTGAAGATCCAAATCTGCAAACGGAATGACGTCGGTGTCGTAGTTGTTCGCCGGGTTGTCGTAGCTGACCAGTGCTCGGGTGTACCGGGTCTTGGCCGAAGCACTGCCGTAGGAGAATTTTCCGTCGATGACATTGGCCCGGGTGAAGACGTAGTCGAAGTCCTGCGCGCGCGGCATGTCGGCCTGCATCACCAGCTGGCCCTGAGCCCAGTACGTCATGCCCCGGTAAATTGCCGAGATGTCACGCAGCAGCGACCAGGCATCAGCCTTGCCCTGAAGGTTCATGTCGCAAAGGAAGCGCGGCTCCTGCCCTCCCAGCCCGTTCGGCACAAACTGGTCGCAGTACTGGGCAATCCGGTACAGCTCCCACTTGTCGACCATGAACGGCTTGATGCGCTTGCCCAGGCCGAAACGGTCTTCGGTGCAAATGCCGTAGGTGATCCAAGCCGGGTTATTGGTCCAGGCCGATTTCATCGAGCCGTCCCACGTTCCGGTGTAGGTGCGCAGAATCGGGTCATAGTTGCTCGGCACCATCCAGCGACGGGCCTTGCACTTCACGGTCACCGCCGGGATGTTGGTGAACTGCTCGGCGTCGAACTCGATGTAGAGCAGCGCGGTGTTTGGGTACCGCAGCTTGGCGTCGATGACTTCGGTGCAGCCGGCCACCAGCATTGTGTCGGCAACCTTATTGCTGTTCTGGTTCGGCGTCAGACGGCGCACGCGGATCTGCCAGCCCGTGGTTGCGGTCGGCAGATCAATGCGGCGCGAGCGCTCGTAGCGCGTAGTGGTCTTACCGTCGACAGCGTCCACAAGAACCTGCTGATAGGCGCCGCCGTCGGTGGCCACGTCGATGGCGTACTCGATCCGGTAACCGCCGACATTGCCCTGGTCATCGGAGCGTTGCAGCGCCGGCCACGCCAAACGCATGCGCACGGCGGAAAGCTGGGTGTTGGTGATCGAGCGCACCCACGGCGAATCGCTGCGCAGCTCAATGTTCAGCGAAGTCTCGTTCTCAACGGACGGGATGCCCGGAATATAGGTCTGATCAACCGAGCCAGAGCGCCAGTCCCACTTCACGTTCGGGAAGTTGTAGTTGCCGCTGGCATCGCGGATCGGCGTGTTGTCCAGGTAGATGTCGTAATCGGTTGGGACGCTGTCGAACTCCCCCTCGCCCACGGCGATCAGCAATTTCGCAAGGTTGGTCGAGCGCAGGCTATCGCTGGCTTCGACCGGCGACTTCGGCTTGCTGCTGCCGCCTTTCTCGCCGTGGATCTCGATCTGTTGCGCTGCGCCCATGCTTTCCTCCAGGCATAAAAAAACCGCCTCGCGGGCGGTTGGTGTGTTGCTGTCCTGCTTACACTTTGTCTTCAGCCAGGATCGAGGCCGAGATGATCATCCCGCCCCATCGGCGCTCGCCGATGCAGATCGGTACCGGGTTGCCGCTCGCTGTGGTGTTCTTCGCGCTGCCGAAGGCGTAGGACGGTGAGTTTTCGGGGGATGCGCTCTGCTTGAGGCCCGAGGCTTGGGGGCTGAGCATTTGAATCACGCCGCCAATCGCCATCGACGCGCCGGCCGCATACAAAAAAGGTGATGCGGCCGCAAGCGGAGTGAAAGATAGTACATACGCTGCGGCGATCATGACTGTGCCGACGATGGTCTGTAACCCACCGGCACGCTTGCTGCCGCCAATCACTGGAACAATGCGGATTTCCCGCGTACCACCGAGCTCCAACCCATCCATCCCGATATTTTCTCGGTTCCGATAGATAGCGAACTTCAGACCAAGACGCTCAAGGCGCCTTATCTCCTCGGCAAATCCTTCAACTGTGGCATTGAGCGCGCGAAAGACTTCCGCAACGGACCCGCCATCAAGAAGAAATGGTTTGCTTCGGAAGAATTTTTTGGCCAGGGATCCTGACAGCTTTACGATTGTCTTGGGCGTGTAAGTGATTGCAGAGCTCATGCCATTCTCCAGGCAATAAAAAACCGCCCGAAGGCGGTCAATTCAAAGCGTTGTTGGCAGTATGTCTATCTGCCCATCACCGCCGGTGAAAACTCGATATTTTTTGATAGCCCTATCTTTCACGATTGCCTCACGCTCGACCCGGTCAGCTCCCATTGAGCAGATGCCAGAACCTGTATAGGCCGCGCCGACCGACACAGAATCAGGTGGAAGATAGAAAGACGCCTTCTGACCTGGGTCGAGCTTGGCAGCCTGCTTGCCGTCGATGAAAACCGCCATCGAACACAGGCTACCGGTGTGGCCGGAATCACGGATCACCTGGAGAGTTCCGTATGCCCCTGATGGCTTGGCCTGATATGCCGACAGCTGGCTAGCCGGCGCCTGCTTGGCCTCATTGGAAGGCGTTGGCGAAGTCGCACACCCAGCCAACAACGCTACCGCCAATGCTCCTATGATCAATTTCATGCAGGTCACTCCTGTGGGAAAGCTGCAAGATATCACCGGCGCAGGCGGAAAAGAAAAAGCCCGGCGATGGGCCGGGCTGTTACTTCAACCATTTCAAAGTCGCGCGGTTTATTTGTGAAAAATTGCCCAAAGCACCACGGCAACGATCAAACAGGTTAGAAAATAAGAGCCAATACTGGTTTTAGCTACTGGTGCCGCATTGGGAGTTTTCGCCGTCTTTCCGCCACCATAAAGCTTTGATATTGAGATCCCTGTACCTGGGATGCTGTTTGTGACCTTCGTTCCGCGCTTGCTCAGATTCACAGTGGCGCCCTTTCCGCCAATCGAGGTACTCAAGCCACTTTTGCTGACGTTCAGGCGAATGCCCGGTGCAATTTTAAAACTTTTCCGGATTCGAAAGGCCATGGCTCAACTCCCTGAGAAAGCGAATGGCCATCATAAACCGATTTGGATTCTCGCCAAGCTGTGCGCCCATCCAGCGTGGATGAAAGCCCAGTAGAAAAATTGGATCCATTCATAGTAGCGTTGTGCCTTCTTTTTTACGAAGGACTGGGGATGGATCTCGCTACTGATTTGCCTAGTTACAAAGACCTATATCTCCCTGTTCTGGTCGCTCTGGCTTTTTGGGGCTTCAAAAAAGCTTTTGTTCCCGCACAGCGTGTCGTGAGCAGAGCCTTCCGAAGGTCTCGATGCAAAGAGTTGAAAAGGGCAAAGGCTATTCGTGTCGATGCCTTCGCTGTACAGCGACAACTTCAGAAAGAAGGCGCGCTTTTTGGAGCGTTCATGTTGTCAGCAATCGTATCTATGGGAGTTATGTTGATAGCGCTTCAAACAAATATCTCAACAAATCGCATCATTTACCAACTAGTTTACATGGCTCCTCCGCTCGCATTGGAAGTGTGGTGGCTAACCCAGAAAACGTTCGTTGAGACACTCCTTAAAGAAGCCAATCGCCTTGGACATGGTTTTACGAGAACCATCCCCTCCAGATATCGCTCGCCGAGGCGAGAAAAAGATCGCGAAGTTCGGCAGGAACAAATCAGGATCGCAAAGAAAACGGCGACTACCTGGAAGCAAATTAAACAATGCAAATAACAAGTCCTGTGCCTCCAAGCCCAAGGACTGGGATTGCGCCCATTTCGGCGCGTTTATGACCTGGAGATCGTTTTGCGACCAAGAGCAGTTATTGACGACAACGTCGTGAAAATCAGATTTCTCAACAGTGACGGCTCCATCTCCGACGATCCTCGGGAGATGTCCCTAAATCCGGTTATCGAGTTTTCAATAACCCAGCGACTCTCCAGTGGCGAGGTTCTACCTGCTGTAAACGGTACAGCCCTGATAGACACCGGCGCAGATCACTCCGCAATAGATAGGGCATTCGCTGAATCGGCTGGATTTATTCCAGCCGGCACCACCTCACCTTCAGGAGTTGGTGGGACAGTGCATGAAACTAATTACTATGACCTTCGATACACAGTTAAAACCAATGGCGGGTTCCAGTCTTCAGATGCCCGATATGTGGCAATACCAATGTCCGAAAATGGCCGGTTGTACCAAGCAATATTCGGTATGTCCTTCCTGCAGACAGGCCGACTGATAATGGACTCGCAAGCCCATGATTATTTTTTGGAGTTCAACTGAGCGGTCACGAAATTCTTTGAGCTATGGCTATTTCAGCAGCCTTGGTCTTGTTGATCCTTATTACGACTTCCGCGCCGATGTGCTCAATATCGATGCTTTCGGAGTGCCGCGAGCCAGCGGAGTCACGTCGCCCAGCCAACACCAGCCATTCAAGTGCGCTTCGCAACGCTCCATCGATTTGAAATTCAGAGCGCGGCGCGGGGTCGCCGCAACCCTCTAATTCAATTGTGCAGTTGAATTTGCGCATGTTCAATTTCCCGCTATATCACGTAATTGGTCCTGCATCTTTGTGCCTGAGAATCAGGCGTGTCCGGTCTAACCACGGGCCACCGAAAACGATAACTTCTGACGGCCTGCCGTAGAGGTGGTGCAACAGGAAAGGTCCGGGGCCGAACGTTGCTGCATCCTCACCGGGCAACGCCGGATCAGAGCCGAGAAAGATCCCGGCATGATTCGGATAAACCGTCCGCCCCACTTCCATCACAATCATGTCGCCGCGCTGCGGCTGGTTGACGCGGGAGAAGCCGGCTGCCTCGTAGTTCGCCTCGTACAGACTGGCGTTTTCCTTGCTTTCCCACCAGCCATCGGCGCGCGTGAAAGCTTCGAACTCCAGCCCCCACTCGCGCTTGTACCAATCCGCGCACACCTGCCAGCAGTCCCAAGCACCGTGCACAAACGGTCGCTTCAGTAGCGGCACTTCGCCGGAAGGCATGACGGTGCGCAGATCGCCCTCTGGCCAGCTCAGGATGTGCCAGGGCTGCGCAGTCGCTTCGCACATGGCCAGGTCGCGCGGTGAAGGCCGGCTGGTGGCGTCTGGATGCGAATGCACAACGCCGATCACCTCGCCGACGTCCTCCGCCGCCGCGTACTCCTCGGGATCGATCCGAAACTCTTCGTTCGGCTCGGTTGAAACGTTGCGGCACGGGTAGTACTGCTGCTTGCGGCCCACGGCCAGCAGCAGCCCGCAGCACTCTTTCGGATACTCCGACGCCGCGTGCACCTGGATCGCGTTCAAAATGTGTTTACGCATATCAGCTCCGTGCGATCAGGGATACGGCCGGGAAGCCACCGAATGGCAGCGGGTTTCCCTCGCCGAAGCGCGGGATGCAGCCCTTGCCCAGGGTGGCATCACACTCGTCCAGTTCCGGGTTGTCGGTGACGACACCATCCTTGGTCACATATGGTCCGGTGTAGCCGCAGTTCGGCCCGCGGTAGCCCCCGGTGAGGCACCAGTGGCACAGCGTCGTGGCCTGCCGGCCAATGGACTCATTGCCGACGTCGCCAGGGCTGGCCAACTCCCAGCTGACCGTTTCCCCGTCCTCGTTCGTTTTCTGGTCGATGTACCAGACCTCGATCGTCTCTTGGGTTGGATCTGCCGTCGGATTGCCGGCCGGGAAGTTCGCCGCGTCGAGGTAGGTGCCCAGCGTGTGACGCATCGTCAGCTTGAACTCGAGCAGATCCTCGAACGCCAGACAGAGCGCGGTGATGCGCCCGTTGACGTTGCCCACCGATAAAGTTGGCCGCACGGCAGTGCCGTCGCCGTTCGCCTCGATGCCGTCGATCTGCATCGGCCAGGCGCTGTACTCGTTGCCTTGCCAGTAGATCGCCTTCGCCGGCAGCTGGTCCGCGTTGTCGCCGGCGGCGATCAACTCGGCCGCCGTGTGCGGTATCGCGTGCCCGTGGAAGCGCAAAACGTCCGCACCGTAGTCTGTGCCGTCCAATTCAAAGAGCAGCACTTCGCTGCCAGGTTCAAGCACTTGGATGTCACTGATCAACGGCATGATTGCCCCTTATGGTTGGAATGCCCGCTCGAAAGTGGCAGTGAGTTTGAAGACACCGCCGCCCATTGGTGTGGGAGCGGGATTTTTACAGGTGAACAGCCCGAGCTCGCCGAGCGGCGTTGTCCAGAGAAACGCTTTCGCGCCGGCGTGCCGGTCGAGGAACTTCATGATCTCCAGCACCGTGGCCTTTTGGCCGACGCAGGTAACCGGGTAGGAATCCTCTTTGTTGTTCGGGCCGTCGCCGACGTTCTGCGCGTAGCCATTGCCGAACTTTGAGGTGCGCACCCGATAGTTGATATCGGGCGTTTCCCCGCGCTCGGTTGGCCAGGTGAATTTCTCGATGGCCATCAGGCCCTCCCATTTGTTAGGCGCCAGATCGAACCGCCCGGCTGCAGCGCTCGGGCAATCGCAGTTTCCGCTTCGGTTTTCGCAGCCTGCTGGATGCTCTTGCCAAGTTGGTTGGTTGTCTCTTGCGAAACACCCGCCCCGTCGCTCCCAGAAGTCTGCACCGAGACCGCAACCGGAAAGTTGTACGTGTTGCCACCACCGCCGGACATTGCGGCCAGTGCAGGCCCGCCGCCGGTGGTCAGCGGCGTGACACTGCCGCCGTTGGCACCGGTCATCAGGAACGAACGGCCGCCCTCGTTGTAGAGCTCCGGCCCCAGTTCGTTGACTTCGTACAGAGAGTTCGGCGCAACAGGCCCGCCAGCAGCCCGATATCCGGAGAGATCAAACCCTGTGTAGCCGGCCTGCGATGCTCCGAGATCTGACGACACAGCACCGGCAGATCCGGCGGCCAATCCATTCCCGCCGCCACCTCCGAAGTACGAACCAGCGGCTGACGCGGCGAGACCAAAAAGAGCGCTGAGCCCTTGTGAAGTAGCCTGTCGAGTGGCGATCTTCGCCATATCTGCCAGCACCGATTTGGTGAAGTCAGAAAACGAGAATTTGCCGTTGATGGCGAAACTGGCTACAGCGTCCTCCGCCGAGCTGAACGCATTGGTGAGCAGGCTTTTCGTCTGCCCCGCCGCATTCTGTGCGGACTCCAGATAGTTCTGCCATGCCGACGAGGCTCCGGCACTCCAGTCGCCCTGGGCTGCCGTCATCTCGTCGTAGTTGGCTTGAACCGTATCGTGCAGATCCTGCTGAGTGGCCTTCAGTGCCGCCAGCTTCTGCGTGTACTCGTCGAGGCTCATGCCGCGCGAGCCATCGCCGTACTGGTTCGCCAGATCCAGCTTTTGCTGATTGAAGCGATCGTCGATGCCGTTCTGCTGGATCATCAGATCACGCTGACGATCGCCAAGGCCGATGCCCGCCGCCGCACGCTGGCCCTGCTCACGCAGAGTTTTGACTTGTTGCTGCAGCGCGCTGCTGTAGGTGTTGACGGCCTCAGTCTGTTTCTTCAGCCGGCCCTCCTCGTTCTTCGCCAGCACGCTCAGTTCGGTGTCAGCATCCTGCTGCACTTTGACCATGGCGGCCCGGGCGTCGGCGATTTTCTGGTCAAGCTGGATGCGCTGTGCGGCCGATGTGCCGGCTTTGCTCTTCGCCGCTTCCAGTGCGGTGATCTCAGCCTCATACGCAGCAGTAACTTCGTCGCGCTCGTTGCCGATCATGGCTTCACGCGCTTGCAGATAATCAGCCTGCGAGATCAGCCCAGCCTTTTGCGAAGCATCGAGTTCCTTCTGAGCATTCTTGTACTCGGCGAGCACGGTATTGAGCGCATTTTTCGAGTCATTGAAGCCGGATAGATCGACGCTCCCTGCGGCTGTTTTGGGATCCTTTTTCTGCTCGTCGATTGACTTGCGCAACTGGTCGTAGGCGCCACCGGAAAACTTCTTCCCGTCAAACTGAACACCATCCAGTAGCGCCGACTTTTGGCCAGTCTTCTCCGCGTTCTGATAGAGCTTGGTGAACTGGTCATCGAGCTTCTTGTACGCATCCTTACGCTTCGCGAGCGGGTTCAGGTTGTCCATCTGCTTGTCCAGTTCCTTCTGGACAGCGATCAACTCCTTGTTGGCCCGAGTCGCTTCGCCGGTCGCGGCAGTGTTGCTTTCGCTCGCAGATAAGCGTGCCTTCAATCCTGCAAGCTTGGCCTCCAGTGCCGGCGTCGAGTCGTCGTTCTCACCGTCGTTCAAACCCAAAAAGGAATTGAGTGAGCTCAGCCCATTCGATATCGCACCTGTGACCCCGCCCCCTTTCCGAGTATCCAGCACGCGCTGGGTGATCTCGATCTGCTTTGCCAAGTCAGGGAAAATCTCTGACCGGACTTCAGCATAGGCGCCCTTGATAGCCACCTTCACTCGATCCCAATCCCGTTCGATATCGGACAGCGATTCGCGGTAGTTCTTCAAGCGCTCCTGGGCCGACTGATTGAGATCTTCACTCAAGGTGTCCAGCGCTCGCTGATGGTCTCCCTGATCATCAATCGCCTTGATCGTCTGGTACTGCTCGTAGGTGAGCAGCCCATACTGGTCGCTGATCTTCTCCGCTGCTTCTGTGGCGGTGTCACCGGCATTCGCGAGCGACTTGGCGATGTCTCCAGCGCCCTTCCCTGTCACTTCACCTATTGCTGCGGCGGCCTGAGCCAGGTTCTGCATTTGGACGCCGCTGGTAGCAGCACCGGAAGCCAGCGCAATCACTGCCTCGCGAGCGCCTGCAAAGTTCTCAGTGATCGCCCCTGCGGTTTCAGCCATAACCTTGAGGCTGGCAATGCTCTGACCGGCATCGTTCGATCCGCCGTTGATGGCGACGTTGAACTCGCGGGCCTGCTTCTGTGCGTCAAAGTAGGCATAACCCAACGTGCCGAGGACACCGGCCAGAAAGCCCGCGGGAATCAGTGCTGCAGCCAGGCTCTTGGCAGACGCCCCCGCACCGGCGCCGAGCTGAGCAACAGCCCGTGCACCACTCCCCCAATCCCCAGACTGCAGAGCATTAGTCAGCTGCATCACGTTTTCTTGCGCCTGGCGGGTGCCGAGCTTCAGCTTGTCGAATGCAGTTTCTGTCGCGGTGAGACCGGAGCGCTCCTTTCCAATTTTTGCCAATGCTTCGTTGTAGCGAACAGCATCATACTCACCGATCTTGTGCAGCTCGTTGAGAGCCCGCTCACGAGCCTCAAGCTTGGCCAGCTTGTCCGTGACCGGATCAATGCCATTTACAGTCCGTTTCAGCGCTTCGATCCGGCGGTTTTCAGCCTCGATCAGCCGTTGCTTCTGAGCCACCTCCTTGGTTTCAGCTTTCTCGATCTTATCGAAGGATTTTCCGAGCCGATCCTGGTACGCCTCCTGCTGCTCAATGGTGACGAGACCGCCCCTGCGAGCGCGCTCCAGCAAACCTTCAGCCTGGATCAGTTGCTCCATGCTGCCGATGTTGCCGGACATCGCCTTGTCGAGCTGGCTGATGATTGCGATTTCACTGGCCGCGCTGGCACCTGCCTTGCGGCTGGCATCGACTTGGCGCTCTTTGGCGCCCGTGGCCTTGTCGATGCCCTGAGCAGCCTCGTTCTCGGCCTGGCTGATCTTCTTGCCGGTGTTGGCCAGGCCTTCGCCCGACTTGCCGAGATCGTCAATCGCCTTTTCGGCATCAACTGCCGAGTCGACCAGCTTGTCGAGATCGGCAGCCGCTGTGGATGCCGACGAGGAGTTCACCTCGATACCGAGGGACGCGAAGGTGGTGCTCATTTACTGTCCCTCTGTTCCGCCATCACCCGCAGGGCTTCGGCTTCCATGACACGGATGTCTGGAAAGACGTCGGCGACCTCCGACCGGGTAAGGCCGAGAAAGCCGGCGACATGGCGAATTGACGTGTAATCGAGTCCGGTAGCGCCGCACGCGCCTGTACGCCACTGGGTGCCCATGGCCTCGAAGACCTTGAAGGCTTGCCAGACATCAGGCCAGACCTCACAGATCTCATCGGGTATGTCACGAAGAGAAAGTCCGAAGGCCGCCAGCGATTCGGCTGACGGCCCCGGCTCGTACAGCTTGCGGGAGACGCTTAGGAGTTTCCCAAGCGTGCGTTGCTGAAGGCATCGGAATAAGCGGCCAGCACCGCGCCCGGCGTGGCGGCGATTGATTTGACCAGGATGCGCAGGTTTTCGTCGGTGAACTCTTCGGCAATATCCCAGCCGGCGACAATCGCCTTCAGCTGCTCGACCTGCAGATCAATCAGCAAAGCCGTGAACTGCTCAATGCCGGCCTCTTCCGCTTTCTCCTTGAGCGCCTTGTGACGCTCACCCCACTCCGCGTAGAGCCCGGCCAGTTCGGTGCGATCGCGATATTTGAATTCGAACTCAACGCTGACCGGGTCACCGCCAACCGTTGGCAGCATGACGACGTGATTGAAGGTTGGATTCCGGGCGAGTGTGAACTTTGCCATGTGCCTTCCTTACGCCGAGGCGCTATAGCGGGTTGGGCGGCCGGTCAGCGCGATGCTGATAACACGGGTCATCAGGTTGTTGCGCGACATGGTCGGGGTCGAGGTGATCGAGACGTAGCCGTTGTAGATGATCCGGCTGCCACCCGGCAGGTTCAGGCGCAGAACGCGGGCCTGTTTGTCGTCGTCCGCGGCCTCGCAGACATCGACATAGGGCTGCGACGGATCGTCGGCAACCGTGATAGTCAGGGTGATCGGATTCTTGGTGGTCGGCATCTGGCGGTCGTCATCGTCAGCCAGGAAGCCAAACGTCAGAAACTGCTGGTCGCCCCCGCTCGAGCCGAGCTCGGTGATTTTCGAGATCTCGGTGAAGGTCGTCACCTCGCGGGCGGCACCGACGCCCGAGCCGGCCGGATACTGCTGAATGTTCGTGGTATTCACGCCATCGAGCGCAAAGGTGCCGCTGGCAATCTCGCCGACTTGCACGGCACGGCCGTCCAGGCGGGTCCAGCCAGAGCTGAGGGCGATGATGTCGCCCTCGGCCAGACCGTGGGCTGCCGCGGTCGCCACTGCCGGGTTGGCATTGGTCAAGGCAGTGAATGGGATTGCAGCGCCATAGGCGGAAGCAATTTCGAACGTCGCGCCGTTGGGCATTTGAATGCCGGCCATGGGGTTTTCCTCTCTTCAGAAATGACAAAACCCGCTCAATGGCGGGTTCTGGGTTTGCCCAATGGGCGGATTAGTTGGTGTCGGCGCGGTACGCGAACGAAACCGGAACGGTGTAGGTCGTGTCGTCTGGGATACCTGGCCCTTGATCGACCGGCGTCATGGTCACCACGGTCAGTGCATTCTTCGTGATTCGCTCGTACAGCGGAAACAGCGCGGCGATCTGGTCAGCCAGCGCGCCGGCCGCGCCGCGATACTTCCCCGCCGGCGTCACGATGCTGACTTGAAACACCCCCGTGAACAGCTTGTGATCACCACCGATCGTGCCGCTTGCGGTGTCGCCCGGCAGAGTGAAAGCTCGCAGGTAGGTGACACCATTTCCGGGCTCATAGACCTCGTTCTCGACGACGACCTTGATGGGTGTCGGCAAAGCCTTCGCCCAGGCGATCAGTCTGGCCTCGAAGATCGAAGCGATGATGTTGTGGCTCATACCTGATTGTTCCTGATGGCTTCGTCGACGATCTGCTGGAACCGCGCGAGCGTGATGCGCACCATGCCGCCCGGCGCCTGCTTGGAATGGCCGTACTCGAGCGGCACCGCATATGGCAGGTTGTTCACGATGTACGCCGTTTGCCCTATCGTCAGTTGCTCGACCTGAAGCCTGAGCTTCGCCATCGTGACGCCGCCGGCCGGATCGACCTGATCAAGCGCACCTTCAGCCGGCGCCCCTATAGAAAATTGCCAGTTACCGCGAAACCGGCCGCCGACGTAATCCTTGCCGGCAACCAGTCCATTCACGTTGAAGTTCTGGTCGCGCTCGGTCTTTGTCAGCGGCTTGGCGTACTTCACGCCGCGCTTCAGCTTCCCGGCCTTGGTGAAATTGTTCTCATCGAGATTGATGAGGGTGTTGCGCACGGCGACCTTGAAGTCGTAGTGATCGGCAGCGCGGGTATTGGTAGCGCGATGCGCCACGTTCGCGGCCCAGATCTCGGGGTTACCCACCGGTGACATGCGGATGACGCTACTACCGATCTCGATAACGATCTCGCGGAAGGTGGCGTCGAGCCCGGCCTGGGCCTGCTCGGCAAACTGGCGGATGTTCTCGGCAAAGCTGCCGTTGAGACCTGTGTATTTACTCACGTCAGACCCTCAACTGAATGGTCCAGGTGGCACCTGCAGGATCCTGAGCGACGTTCAGCGCGCGCTTGCCGCCAATGATGTCGCCAATTTTTGGAGTGGCAGCCTCTGCTGTTGGCTCTCCCATCACGGTGATGAATAGCTCGTTTTGCAGTACCAGCAGCTTTTCGTCGGTCGTCTGGATCAAGGAGCCGTCGATTTCTTTGGCCAGGTAGCTGCCAAATACTCCACGACCGCCGTAGGTGATGGTCACTTCGGCCGCACCACCCAGATCAGGGTCATACTCGCCCGCAACCTTGCGCACACCTGTTACTGGCTTCACTGCATCGGCAAGGCCATCGGGATCATCGAACGCCTCAGCCATTTCAGCCTGAATCTCTTCACGCATGCCCATGATCAGATCCTCTTGAGCATCATTACACCGGAGCGCTTGATCCAGGGGTCGAGCAGCGCCAGAGCGAAATTCACACCCGCTGACTGGTCGGTAGAGCCCGCCACGTAGATCTTGCTCACCGACGTGCCGGACTGAGCCGAAACCGTCTTGCTCTGCACTTCTTTCTGCGTGGACATGTACAGCTTGCCCGCTGCCGCTTCTTTGGCGACCTGAGCGCCGGCTGTTTTGATCTCGGCCGGAACGGGATCTGGAACAGCCCGCTTAATCTTGGTCGTGAGCCAGGCATTGGCCATGGTCACGGCAAGGACCGGATCACCGGTGCCGGCCCAGCCAGGACCGAGCTGGGCGTCAACATCGGCGACGGTGATGAAGTCGGTCATGTGCTTGTCCTTATTCCGCCGGCACCAAGGCCTGCAGGTCTTCTTTCTTTGCGCTCGGATCGAAGGTGATGCCCTTCTCGGTCAGCCATTCTTTCAGCTGGGGAACCTTCATTTTCAGAGGGTCGGTTTCCGGGGCTTCCTGTTCGTTGCCGTCGGATACCTTTATGCCAACCGCTTGGTAAGCATCGACGATATCCTGGGCATCGCCATCGACGACCACTTCGGTAGCGGAGCCGATGACACCGAAGAACTCGCTCAGCAGGCGGTAGCAGACGCCGCGCTCTTTGCCCGGCTTGTCCGTGTAGATCACTTTCATGAGTCACCTCAAAAGCATCCCGGCGCCATACGGGCGCCAGGTTGAGTGGGCCGAGTTACGGCGTAGTGGTACCGCTGATCACGGCGGCGAATGGAACCTGCTTACGGCTGAACACGCGCTGCCAGTTGGCTGCGGCGGCGTATTGGGTCGCGGTCGGGCTGGCGTTCTGGGCTTCAGAACCCTTCCAACTGAAACCAGCAGGCTGGAGGATGTAGGTCTTCCGCTCCCACAGCACCTCCGCACCGCCGCCGTTGCCACCGCCCGGCTTACGCTCCAGCTCGACCGGCACCTTCGGGGCGCCTTCGCCGTAGCCGAATGCGCCTTGGCCGAAGAACACAGACAGGTATTTGCCAGCGCCATAGATCAGGCCGTCATCCATAAACACAGGTTTGCCCAGATAGGTGGCCAGAATGATCTTGCCGTCGGAGTCGCGCAGGTACTCGATCAGGTCTTGCTTGACCATCTGGTTCATCACGACCGAGTGCACACCGATCGCGCCGAACTGATCAGCAGCATCGCCTGCAGTAAACGCGGCATCCTGAAAGGCATTGGCGTTGATGGTCGCGCCCGCGTCGATGACCATGTCACCGCCGTTATTGGCGATGTTCGAGGCGATGATGCCGCGAGCGGCGCCCAGGGTGTAACGCTGCCACTGCCGGGTCCAGTAGGTGCCGAAGCGGTTACGGATCTGCTGCTGTGGCTCGGTGTTGGCCAGCTCCGCAGTCAAATCCGTTACGCCGTAGCCTTTGTTCAGGTACAGAACGCGAGCACGCATGCTGTCCTGCTCGACCTTGCCTACTTCACCCTGGTCGTTCGGGTCATCGTTGCTGATGTTCGGGGCTTCATCGGCGTTTAGATCCTGCCAGTAGCTGATCTCGGCGGTACCTTGACTGCCGGAGGCGATCGCATCCAGCACAGGCGAACGAGTCACGATGCCCGACTCGTAAACAGCAGTCTTTTCCGGGCTGTTAACCGGTGCCAGCGAGGCGTAGTAGTCGCCGACGAAGATGTCGGTCAGTTGGGTAGTTGCCATGGATTAGGTTCCTTTGGTGGCCTGGAGTTTTTTGAATGCGTCGGGGTTGTCCCGGGCCAGCGCGGCGCGCTCCTGCTCGGTGTACTCGCCCCATTTCTTCGTGGCCTTGCCACCTTGATCGCCGGTCGGACCGGCACCCTGAGCCCTTGGCCACAGGTGTGTTGCTGTTTCACGCAGCGATTCCGCCCATTCGAGCGGCGACAGCGGGGTTTTCCCGTCCTTCCCGTA